CCCGCCACAGACAATACATTTTTTTGCAATGCATTTATCTGTATGTAGCGCCCGTAGGTGTTTTTCAAAATGTTCAGAATGCCACTTTTTGCCTTCTTCACTACCGTGCCACTCAGCCGCTTTTTTTGTTGCACCTGACATAACACCATGCTCATGCAGGTTTCTGTCGATCGCATGATGCTTCCGGTGCAAGGCACTCGGAATGCAGGAAAGGTTTGATATGGCATTATTGCACTTGTCATGGTCTTTGTGATGCACTTCGTAATTGTTTGGTATTTCTCCGTTATGGTATTCCCATACAGTGCGATGAAGCCGCTCTCTTTTTGCCTTTTTAGGCTGTCTTGAGAAATATTCTCCGCATTTGTAAAACCGCCTTCCGTCGAACTCCTGAATGGTGTTTTTGATGACCTTAGGATTAATTTCCCCGCCATATCTTTTGCTTCTATCCATTGCTTATTATCCGTTATAAACCGGTGATCCGGTGTGCAACAAACAGTGTACCCGTCATTAAAGCGTACCTCAACTAATTCAGAAATCGCCCCACCTTTTGTTGGTCTGCAATTTTCATAGCTCTGCCATCCACCTACAGACCAAACTTCACCAGACGTACCAACAAGATCATGTATTTTTACAATCCCTTTTTTTGTAATTACTTTGGTATCACCGCTAAAGCAATGATCCTCCTGTTCAGTGTCAACGTCATCCCAATCATTTTCATCCGGCATTAACACCGGGACAGTCCTAATAAAGTGCTTACACGATCTAAAAACTTTAAATTTGCCTTCTTTTAAATAGTGAATAACGACTTGAGCACCGCTTTTTCTACTGCCGGGTCCTTTCTTGCATGGAATCCACTTAACGCCAGCTTTGCTTGATAGCTCACCGATTGTTAATTCTCGACCATCGCGCCTTAATCCGCCTTGCTCTGCCCATATTGCAGAATCAGCTATGTTGTTTCTAAACTCAATTCCCGCTTTTCGCTCCATTGTTTCCAGTTTTAATATTTGGTTAGCGATTTCCCCTATATCCTCGCGCGTGCCTCTGTTCGCTTTTCCGCCGTAGCCATACAATTCTCCATGCAATACCAGCCAACAGAAAACGGTCTAGCAAAAGGCCACTCTCTGGGAATGTCAAAATCATCAACAATGTGTTTGTCGTGATCCCATATCCCTTGCAAGAAGCCGCCAACAACAATGTCCCAGTTTCCATGCAGCCAGGCTTGCCTTAAGTTATCGTTGCCAATTGCCGCTAATCTTTTTTTATAATCTGGGTCAGCTTCTATTAAATCTTTGTTTTCGTCCAGCGCTAAGTGAATTCGCACACGCTTGTTGCCTTTGTCATCAGTCATGACTGTGCCCCAGGGCACTTCATCGCCATCAATATCAGGCTTAATGAATAATTATTTGCCATATAAACCTTGGGAACTCCTTTTATAGAAGCTCTACAGCAAGATTTCATCGATTCCCATGCTCCGTCATCAGGCCAGTTTGTTAATTCTTCAAAATGCACAAATGGGTATTCATGTCCGTGAAAGTCCCAGTAACCCGATGCATCCTTGATTCGACGAAAAAGCAACTCCTCGCCGTCTGGAAAAATCCATTTATAATCTGATTTTGAACCCAAAAAGCGCGCATTAGGGAATGCATGCTTAAAAAAACGCTTCGACTTTATAACCAGATCGTCAAGGTGCTTATACTCGCGACGAAAGCACACGCCGCGCCAGTGAGAGCCAAAGCCCTTCCCAACATATTTAAGAAACTTAGCCAGCGCAACGTCTGTTTTGCCGCCGCCTCGATTGCCCTCGACCAATATTTCATGAATCGTACAGCTCAAAACAAGCTGCTGTCCACCCGGGTGAGCTGCCCAAGCTACTTCTCTTTCTGCTTCTGAACTTGCTTTGCCCATTCTTCCTCGTTTAAGTCTGCTGGGAGTATGACCATTCCGCCACCAGAACCAGATTCCTGATCATCTTTGAACATGTTTTTGTAACGAGCTAACATCTCTAACGACTTAAGTTTGTCGTGGAAAGTTATTTCTGTTTTCTGAGTTTTGATGGCACCTTCCCCCTCTCCGTGATTGATCGTTTGCGTCCTCAGGGTTTTTAACCCAGCCTTCGAGGCTTCCCCCCAATCATCTGTGGAGATAATCCCAATATTTCCATCTTCATCGACTTGGGTTACATCTGTTAATCGGCTAAACCCAACGTGCATTAGCTCCGTGACAATATCGGCATGTGTAACCAATTGCTTTGCTTCAATGTCATTGATGATTTTATTGGTGCGATCGTCTACATACTTAGCTACCATAGGCATCCTTAGCATGCGACAGCCCTGCACCTCCGCTGTTTGAATTGTAGCTTTTGGCTTTATTGCTTTGTAAGCACCTGATGCCGTTCGCTTATTAAATGGCATTCTAAGGTATGCATCAGCAAAGGCTTGTTGTAGTTCAGTTATGCCGTTTCTATTTAGTTTAGACATTTATTTCCCGCCAAGAACATCAATGATTAAATCATTATCAAATCTTTTAATTATTAAATTTTTTATTTTTTCTGGCATTTTAGATAAACGATTGGCAGCTCTTAGCACTTGTTCTCGCTGGCTGTTTTTTAAGACATCTCTTTTGTATTTGCAATACATCATTTGCATTATTCTGCACCCCAGTCATCAGGAAGTAAAATCGCGCCTACTTCGTGTTTATCAAATACACTTTGCTTTAGGAATGTTTGCACTAAAGCCATTGCAGATTCTGCTGGAGATTGGGGGCCGTGAGTAAAGTCTGGGACTACCAAATAAGAAGCTTGCATATTTAGTTCGCCCTGGCTTAGGTCTTTGTCTTCAATTACCAGTTTGCATGATTGAGGGTAAAATTCTTTTTCGACGTAAGGAGTGAACCCTTTATCAAGAACCTCTTTTTTTAAGAACTTGCAGGCCAGCGCCATTACTTCTTCTGCTGGTGTCTGTGGACCGTGATCGTAGTCAACCGGAATGTCGTATTCATTATTAACATCTATTTCACCGGTTAAACGGTGTAGATCGGCAATAACTAATGTGCATTTGTTTTTGTAAGGCATTACACCCGGCTTAGGAACTACTGCTGGCATTCTCTTTTCCCCAAAAGCAACCAAAAAAATACCCTAAACATTTCTATTTAAGGTATTTTTTTTCATCTCGTATAAAATTATACCATAACCACAATATGGTTACAAAAGCTTGATTATGACCTCATTATAATCTTTACCCTTCAACTAATTTAGCTTTAATACTTATACCCTTCTCGGTATATTCTCGGTTTATTTCGGTTTTTATGCCTAGTTCGGTATATTTAAATAGTCAGTTATAACCTGTTTAGCTTCCATCCAGCTATAACAAATGACTGTTTTATAAAGCTGCGATTCTGCATATTCGCCAAACTCGCTCTGGTTTTTTGTTAATTTGTTTTTACCGGCCTTCATTTCAATGTAAAGCCCAGCATAATCTTTGTTTGTTAAAGGTAGGAATATATCCCAAACACCAGATTTAACGCCTTGCTGTTTTAGCCTTGTGGCCTCTCTTACATTGCGCCTTCCACCATTTGGGCAAGCATACATCCATCTTAGCTTAGGTATGTTTGCAGCCCATTGAAATAATGCTTTTTGGCTGTCGTCTTCAAGATGTTTCAATTTATTTTTGAATACTTATAAACAATATAAGCATATAGTAATGATGTTATTATGCATCCAGATATTCCCCAAGCTGGGCTAATATCTACCCATTCATCCCTTAGATGCTCTATGTATCCATCTAATCCATACGAATCCTGAATTGCCATAATCATAAAAGCATTAAAAGATGAACCCAACATCCAAGCATAAAATAAACCCACGTTTTTAATCATATCTTTAAAACTCCTTTATCAAACCTTCTTATATTCGTTAACATAATCAAATGGAGAAACTCCTCTGATCTTTCCCATTTGCCAGCCCATTGCCAATGAGTGCTTCCTTCAGTAAAAACCTGATCGCAGTTATAGCAAAGCTCAGCTGTTGCCATATCATTGGATTTAATACCTCTACCCTTACCATAATCATGTTGACGTGATCCATTGTAATGGCAACTATAAGCTCCAGAACTCCCGCACCGCACGCAATCAGTGCCTTCGCTTGCCTTGGTTAACTTGCTCAAACCCTGCCCTTCATAACGCCCTTAACTGTCTCAGAAATCAATTTATCATGGCTGGCGTAGTTGTATATTAACGTTAGCGCGGCCTCTAGTTTAGTTATGTGGGCTATGGCCGCGTCCATGGCTGTTTGTGGTTCGCTCATAACTTAAGCCCTCCCACTTTTATATCTCCTTCTTTTACAACAACTAAATCAGTGTAATAATCAAGAATAAATTCAGATAGTGTTTCTTTGGTTTCAAATGCCCA